ATTACAAAGTCACTTCCTGTAGCTGAACTTGAATAGTAAAGCCACATTTCAATCGTGAAATCACCAGTACCAAAAGTAGAATTTAAATAGTTTCTAGAAATTAAATAATCACTAGTACCATCAAACGCCAAAGACCCTGTTCCATACTTCACCACACTTGTAGAAATCTGTGCGTTACCCACAGTTTCTAAGTCGTTCATCATGGCGTTGTCAAAGATTGCGCCATTGACCATGTTACAAAGCAATGATGTGTTTGTAATCGCTGTTAATGGTGCTGTTGGAGGGGTAAATGTTGTTGTGTAAACAGCAGTACCTTTAACAACACGCAAGTTGCTTATGTAACCCACCATCAGGTTATTTGAACCTGTATATGCCGAACCAATACTGCTATTTTGTTGCGATAAATTTGTGGAATCGCTTGCTGTTCCAACACTCACACCATTGAGCCAAATTGTGCAAGTTGAGCCACTTCTAGTTAATGCACAATGATTCCATGAATTTTTTGAAAGTGCAGTTGAAGCCGTTACCACAGCGGTGTTGCGATACATAACAAGCATACCATCTGCTCGAATATAAAACATAACGCCATTGGCTTCAGATGCCCCTGTTCTGCTATCAAATATCGCATTTGTGCCTGATAGGTCAGTTGAATATACCCAAGCCTCAATCGTAAAATCACCTGTTCCAAAAGCAAAAGCAGAATTGCTAGGCGCAGATAAATAATCCCCACTACCATCAAAGTACCCTGACCCACCAATCACGCTTGTGGAATAGGCGGTAGAAGTACCAAATGGGTTGAAGCGTTGGACGCTTGGTGAGCCTGTAACAGTAAATGCAAAGTTGTTGGTACTAGCATCTCTAAATCGGTTTGATTGGCAAGTCAGCAGTACAGTATTGGTAATTGCAGTTAATGGGGTTGTAGGCGGTGTAAATGCACTTGTGTAAACTGCCGTACCTTTTACAATTCTTAAATTGCTCAAATATCCATTTAATGGATAAGCGCCATCAGTTCTTTGGGCAATAGAAGGTTGGTTTGTTGGAGTACCAATTGCAGAAGCAACAGTACTTGTTGCCATTACTACACCATTCTTAAATGCCCTTGTAGTACCGCTAGACCTACACATAGCAATATGAACCCATTGATTGAGGTCTGCATTAGTAAAAAAGTTAGATATTCCACCACCCGAAAATAAAGTTATTGCAAAACCCCAATATAAAGTTCCCGTATCACAAGAAAATTGGTCTGACGACCCTCCCGAACCTGTTGCATATAGCGACCAAGTTAAACTTGATGAATGAATCCAACCTTCAATAGTGTAATCACCAGTTCCGTAATCAAATCCAGAGTTTGCTGGAAGAAAAAAATAGTTACCTGACCCACCAAAAAAGTTAGACCAATTAGACCCATAAGGCGAGAAAGAACCTTGGGTTGTATTGCCGTTGCGGGTAATAGTGAAGTTGTTTGTACTGCTATCTACAAATGTATTGTTCTGTGCGCCATTAGTCCCATCGCCATGCAATAGCATAGTGACGTAATTAAATTGTGCGTCTGGTGCAGAACCTGATGCTGCTGTTTTAGATGCTGCAAACATTTATCAGTCCTTATGGTGTGTAGTTCTGTGCAACAACGACACCATACCAGTTTGTGCCATCAGCAAAGAAACTTAATATGTCTTGTCTGCTTGCAGTAGATGTAATAGTCGGTGCAGTACCGCCTGCCCACTTAACTGTTGACCAAGTAACTGTCCGTGAGCCTGTTGCGTCTTGCTTCAAGAACATGATGAAAGACTTACCACTTGTAGCCGTTGGCATTGTGATAGTGGCATTGCCTGTCAGGGTAATGATTTGAACTGTGCCATTTGTCAGAGCCAAAGTAATAGCAGTAGAACTATTCGCTGTGAACGGAGTCTCTACATAGTTAGTTACTGTTGGGTTTGTCAGAGTCTTGTTGGTTAAAGTCTCTGAGCCTGTCAAAGTGGTTAGACCAGCAGCAGCAAAGGTAGCCGCACCAGTACCGCCAGCAGCAATGGCTGTAACGTCACCAGATAGACCTGCTTGCCAATCCTTTAACTGCGACATTAACTCTCGGATAGCATCGTTAATTCCAGATGGCGCACAGCCCTCTGCAATGTTAATTCCGTCAATGTCTGTGTTATTAGCAGGGGTACTGCTGAACTCACTAATCTTTGTCTTTGGCATATAAGTCCTTAGTCTGGGATAGCTAGACCACGCAGGTCAATTTTAGTTGGTTGTTGAGCTTGATACAACAAGTTAAACATTGTTGGATAGTCTATGTCTGGCATCCTGTTCTGTACATCAAGCAGACCTTTAGCGACACGACCTGCACCATAAGCAGCTTCACCCATCAATCGAGGAGATGAAGTAGCTAAAGAAGCAGCAGCAAGCGGAGTTCCAAATAAACTACCAGCCAACAATGCTGTAGGAACAGACGAAGCACCTTGCAAACCACGAGGCGCATAATTGCTTAGTGCTTGACCTGCTAATGCTGGCATCATCTCTCGACCGCCAGCTTCCTCAAGTTGCTTAACCAAACTCATGCGCTGACCATAATTTGTGTTTACATTATTTCGCATGACTGACTGTAATTTACGCATTTGCGTATCAACAGAAGCATTTTTACCTTGCGACAATGTTCTTTCAATTTCACGAATAAGGTCAGTAGCTTCTGAATACGCTTGCATTGTCTTAGCGTATGTAGGTGCTTGTTTCTTGATTTCGTTTTTGATGCCGTTGTAAACTTCATTAACAGCAGTTAAAGCAGTCTTTTGCTCAAAAGGAATATCCTCAAGAATCGCACCAACTTTTTGCTTTAGCTTATCAAGACCTTCTGGTGTATGAAAATCAACAGGGTCTAATTGCTTCCAAGCATCAATTTCAGCCTTTGCAGAAGCCAACTTATCAAACGCTTTTTCATTAACTATCTTACCCTTGTAAGTAGTTTTATTCATAGCGTTATCAATGGCTTTATCAATTCCATCAAAAGACAAAACAGTTTTGTCTTTGCTTATGCTTGCCATTTCTTTGCGATAAGCATTTTGACGCTGAATAGCCATCTCAGCTAAGTTTTGTTTTGCAGCATCTAAAACTTCAGTTTGTGGAACTTCTCCACGCAAATTAGCTTTAAAAACATCTGCTGTTTCACCACCAGTACGACCTGCTTGGTATGCTTGACCAATAGCATCAGAACCTGCACCTGTTTGCATACCGAGTAAAGGTTTTAGAGCCTTACCAGTAACATCAGCAGTTTTCCCAACAGCACGAGCAGACAACATCAATGGGTCAATAGCACGAGCAGCAGTAGCCAATGCAGGTGCAGCCCTAGTAGGCAACATAGCACCGCCTGTTAGGACAGTAGATAAGTCAGCCATAACTCCAGCAGGGTCTGTAGCCAAGGCACGTTTAGCACCTTCTACGCTACCATAACGCTCTACATAGTGCTGACCAACTTTAGAGGCTAAGTCACGGCTTGCTTTGTCTTCACCTACAGCTTTGACAAGTCGCTCTGGCAATGCGTTTTGCAGTATGCCAGCACCAAGGTCTAAAACAGCTTTAGTTGTTTGAATAGGGCTTGTAACTGCTTGATAAATATCTCCAAGCATTGAGCCAACAGAACTAGGAAAGTTTGTAACAGCACCAGTTAAAACTTCTTCACCAGATAGCTTTTGACCACCAGCAACTCTATCAAGACCAGTAATCTGTTTTCCAGAAAAGTCTCTGGTAGCACGAGCAATCACATCGTTTTTAGTTAGACTTTCTGGCGCATCTCTATAAACATGAGAAGTACCATCATTAAAGGTTACTGTAATGTCAGCCATTATGGAGTTCCCCATGAACTAGATGTTGCTTGTTGCTTCTTTTTAGGAGGAGTAATATCCTTTAAAAGACCAAGACCAAATGTTTTATCTAAGTTTTGCAAGGCAGTTACGTTAGCCTCGTAGCTAAGTTTAGGGTCTGTAGCAGCCTTCAAATACATCTGCATCTCAGCATTTGAGTTCATTTGTGACGCAGACATTCCTGTTGCTTCTTTAATCAAGTTCAACAACAAAGGTCTAGTTTGCTCAATCACTTGACGCTGTTCTTGGTTTTTAGTTCCAAGCGCACTACCCATAAACTGACCAACTGGTGAAGTACCCATCTTTGCACCAAGATTTTCACGACCACCAGCACCTGTACTTGTAATTCCACCACCTTCAAGAAGTGTGTCATAACTTGTTTTTAACTGACCAACAATATCAGACAATTGTTGTTTAGCCTGATTTTTAGTATCGACTTTTTCTTGTGCTTTTTCTTGTTTCTGACCAATGTTAAAGTCAGCCATCATTTTGCTTGTTGCTTGAGAACTTCTAGCCAATGCTTCAGATTGCGCTTGTGACATTTTAAATTGTTCAGATGATTGAATTCTTGTTGCCAATTCTGAAAAACGCTTGTCAGCAGTTTCATCATCAATTGCACCAGTTGCATAACTTTTGCTATACCTTTGAGCCATTGCTCGTAAAGCTGGAGGTACGCTATCATCGTTAGCAAAAAGTTCAAACGGATTATCTTGAATTTTTGGAGGCTTTTGACCACCAGCAACAACTTCAAACGCTTGAGTTATTGGGTTTATCCTGACAAGTTGTTCATTCTTGCCAAGTTTTGTAGTTTCACCTGTCATTAGTTTTTGTGACGTAAGCAATTCATTTAATGCTTTTCTACCTTCTGGAGTAGCCATTAACTTAGGTGCTAATTCAGCAAAACCAATACCCGCCTGTTGTGGCTGATTTGGCCCTGCAACCTCTTGACCCATCATGTTTGTCAATGGTGTCTCAGCAAACGTCTGGGGACGATATGCTTTTGTAATCTCGCTTTCAACACCTTGTTGGCGCATCAATGCTTGTTGCTCTAATTGACGCTTTTTAAGCAATTCTTGCAGTTGATAGTTCTGTAACTGGCTTTGCATAGCCTCGTTCATACCGCCCTTATAGGCTTTCTGACCAAGTTGCAAACCTTCAGCAATAGACTGCCCTGTGTTTCCACCTGCAAACAATCTGCCAGCTAATGCGTAAAGTGCTTGTGCTTGTGCGTCTTCACGATTACGAGCAATGTCAGCAGGTGACATACCGAGCAGACCCATTGTGTCTGCACCGCTAGTTCCAAAAATATCTAATAGTCCAGCCATGTTATTCCTTATGGGCCATAGTTGTAATAGCCTAAGTCAGCCCAATTAGATGAGTCAACAACATTTGTAGGTGCAGAACCACCAAGGAAACTTGAACTAAATGGATTGATGTAACTTAGATTAGGTGAGCCTAGATTTTTGTAAACACCAGCCGCAGTAGCCGCAGTACCCAATACCTTTTGCAAGGTAGAAGTATCAGCAGCACCAGATGCCGTAGTAGAACCCACACGTCCTAATGGGTTGCCATATACCAATGACATATAGTTCTGCAAGTTCTGTTGTGGCTGGTTTTGCAAGAAGTTGAAACGCTGAATGTCAGCACCCAACTGTTGACCTTGGTAACCTTCACGCAACTGACCAGCTTGTAACAACTGGTTAATGTCTTGGTAATCAGCTTGAGCCAATGCTGGCGCAGCACCAATAGCTTGTTGCTGTCTTGCTCGTTCTTGCTCGTAGTTCTGATAAGCCAGTTGACCTGCTGTGTTAGTCAATGCTTGTGCATACTGACCTGTAGCACGATTCTGTAGGTTACCCATAGCACCAGAGCCATAACGCCCTGCTAGGCTTGCTTTGGAACTAATGTCGCCCATTGTGTTCTGGAATTGAGTCTGAGCAGCTTGTGCAGCAGGGGCAAATGCACCTTGGAAGAATGGATTACCACCTAGATAAGCACCGCCTAAAGTACCCTGTAGTTGCTGTTGAGCAAGACCAGTTAAGGGGCTACCTGCTAACGCACGAGTCTCTAAGGCTTGAACGCCAGCTTGTGTAGTCTGTGAGGGTGCTACAAAGGTTTCGCCTGTGTAGTATTGTGGGCCACCGCCCTGATACAGATTCGATGCTTGTTGCAGACCATACGTCAGGTATGGTGCAATTGTTGGGTCAACTTGCGATGTGGTAGTAGTAGCCATCTTTTACTCCTAGAGTTTCGGATTCCAAGATGGGTCATCCACGGAATCCATTATACATAAATTATTAAAATCAACCAATAAGTGCATACGCATATTTCATGTCAAAGTTATGACTTCCATGCGTTAACGTAGCCGTTCCCTGACCACGAGCAGACACAAATAAACCTGCAATCTCAGCCGCAGCCTTTAAATTTATTGGGCTAAACAGGATTACTGTTGTTGGGCCTATCCTTCTGTCTGTCAATGTCGTAGTGGTTGAAGACTGAGTAAGGGTAATTTCGCCTGTGTTATTGGTCTTTCCGTCCATGATTCCACGGACTACCTCGGCTACAGCCCTCTGGTCACCACCAAAAGCAGGTAAACTTCTAAACATCAGCGAACTCCCTGTGGCGTAATGTCCACATCCACAGCAACGGCAGTCTTCCAAGCTGCACCAGTAGGTGTTAGCTTCAATCTGTGATACCTACCAGCACTACGCAAAGAAACCCTGTTCTCAGAGTCAGCAGCAGTTGAAGTCCCATAGGTGACACTTTGGTTTAGCAATGTGCGTGAGGCAATAGATAGTGAGCCAGAGCCATTGTCAACAATAGGTCTAGCTAGGGTTACTACTGAGTTTGCACCTACGTCTATGTCGCCAGTAGCAATGCTTCCTGTCAAACTAGCACCAGTAAAGGAGTAAACCCTAGTCCCAAAAGTACCGCCTAAGAAATACTTACCACCAACATATAACAACGAGTCTAAACTTGTTGTTAAAGCGTCAATAGAACCAGACACAGAGTCAAGTTCTTCAAGAGTCAATGCGCCAGATGATGCCTCACCTAAGTAATCTGTACCTGCATCGCCATAAGTCCACTTCTTAGTAGCAAAGTTGTAAATCATTAGTTTACGATTTGCATCTACAGACCTGTAGTTCCAGATAACTAGCTTACGAACAGGGTCAATGGCAGCAGACATAGATGGATAGTCTGTTTCACTAGCGTCTGCCAAGAAGAACCTATCCACCTTCTCAGCACCGATAGGAACAACTTGTTGCCCATCGCACATATAGAAACCATCGTCTGACAAAAAGAAAGTTATACCTTGGTATTGTGCAACTGAGCCTGACACCATACATCCCTTGTTACGAGAGATATTGTCAAACTGGAATATAAACGGAGTACCCACATAGGTCATCCTGTGGATAGAACGCTCTAGCAAAACTAGACCAAACTCACCACCACGGATTCCCATAATCTGACCGCCATCAGGAATATCCTGATAATCAGATTGAGTGTTTACATCCTCAGTCCAATCTGTTTCGTTGTTAATGGCAGACCAACGAACACGATATTGTTGTTGTGTGGTTTCTAGCGTATTAGCCGTAACAACAAAATCACGCACAACAGTTACAAACTTAGCGATAGGCGCATTAGCAGCCAAGTCAGCAAATGTTGTAGAAGTGCCAAGAGTCCAAGCCTTGAGTTTCTCAGCGTTGTTGCAAGCTATTACAGTCTTGCCAAACTGAGTAAACCTAATTCTGTTAGGGCTTGTTGTTGTCAAACCAGTATTGACTTGAGTTAACGCACCTGTTCCACTTACTGTATAAATCTTAGACAGACCAGCAGCAAAGAAAGTTGTATTGCCATCAGGTGCTTTAGCAGCATAGAGAGAAGTTAAGTTCTCAGCAGCAGCACCAGAAAATGATACTGGCGTAGGGAATGGGCCATAACCAATGGCTTGAGACACCACATTTTTAGCGTCTGTCAAAGCACCAGAGATACCTGATTGGTCAGGCATCCACTCGCCAAATGTTACCCTTGTCGTAGCCATGTGTTACTTCCTTGAGTCTGTGTCGTCCATGTATTGTCATTGGCAGATACTGGAGTCCATGTGTTTGTGTCACTAGAAACAAGTGTCCAAGTGTTTGAATCTGTGCCAACTGGTGTCCAAGTGTTTGTGTCACCTGCTACTGGAGTCCAGTTATCACCAAGGATAACGCCTTTAGCCGTAATTGTTGCTAGACCTGATACCGAGGCTACCCCTGCGTATATCGCAGACGCACTAGCAACAACATCCGCATTGGCTTCTACGCTTGCCGTTCCTTCTGCAATCAATCCACCATTGGCAGTAAATGTTGCATCACCAGTAATAGACGCAACGCCTAACTGGATTCTCTGTGCGTTAGCTTCACAGACACCATTAGCAGTTATGCTTGCGCTACCACTAATCACAAGTTGACCAGATGCGCTTACATCAGCATTTCCAGTAATGCTTGCACTAGCAAAGTTAACCTTAGTACCAATAGCAGTTACATCAGCGTTACCAGTAATACTAGCAACGCCATTTGCTATTCTCTGTCCATCAGCAGTTACGCTTGCTGTGCCTTGTATGTCACCACTACCAAACTGAACACGCTGACCAGATGCCGTAACATCTGCGTTTCCTGTGATAGAAGCATCGCCATAATAAACAATGGAAGCATCAGCAGTTACTGTAGCCGTACAAGTTACAGAAGCTATGCCACCAAATATCTTTTCAGCATTGGCAACAACAGTAACGTTAGCAGTTATATCTGCGACACCATCCCACAAATATGCGGTAGCCCATAGTTCTGAATCTAGGCTAATTGCTAGGCTATCAATGCTAGAACTGAAAGCGTCTAAGCCCTCTAGCACCCAAGGGCCTGTCACATTCTTCTGTGTAGTCGAGTTCCAATCAGACGAGTCTAAACTTAGCGTGAGGCTATCCAATGACCCAAATTGGTCAAGTTGCTCAAGCGTCAGATTGACTGTCGCCATATTAAGCCAATGTTACTGACAAAGAACCTACAGCAATACGGAACACATCACCAGAAGCAATTGTTTTAGAAGCATCTAGTGGTGAGTGATACAAAAGGTTTCCTGTAGTCAAAGCATCACGGATTCCAATGTGTGTAACTGTTCCCCATGAACTACCAGCTTGAGGAAACTCAATAGCAGCAGAATTTGTTGAAGCACCATCACTAGGCGCACCAAATGTAATTGACTGACGTGCGTAATTAGTACCACTTATTTCAGTACCAGTATCAGCATCAGTCGGGTCATTTGAATAAAGAGCCAAGTACACAGTTGTTGGTGCTGTGTAGCTAGTTGCTCGTAATGTGCCGTTAATCAGCGCATTTTCTAGGTAGTTTGACATTTCAGCCATAGTTTCACCTTGGAGTTAATTTCATTGCTAAAGGAACACCAGAGTATTGACCTTCTTCGTCAGACTTGGTGAGGGATGTAATTGCTCTGTCATACATAGAACCCCATGTATTGATTCGAGCATCGTTCATTAGATAAGGCTCTGCTTCAACCAATGCGCCATATAGCAAGCCATCAGGTGCAACATTTAGAAATACGTTAGATGTGTTACTGCTAGACAGGTATGGAGGCGCAGCAAAGTAAAGCATCTTTAGCGTATAGATACCATCAGGTGCAGGTGCTAATTGAAACTCACTTGCAAGAATAGTGTAAGACAAAGGAACACCAACTTCTGATGTTCTCAGGTCATTAGATAACGATGAGGGACTAGAGTAACTCAATGGTTGAATTGGGTTAGTCATCACCACAAAGTCACGAATCTCTAAGAAGTCGCTAGGTAGTTCTACAGTTGCGTCACCAGATACTGTGCTAGTTGTTACAGACTTGAGCATCTGACGAATCCGCAGTTCTCTACGCAAACGATTTTCAGCCAGAGTAATAAAGTCTGGAATAATGCTTGTCAAGTCAGACCTAGCCAAATAATTGGCTATCGAGGTCTGTAAATCAGAGTAGGTAGCAAAACTCATACAACTCCTGTCCTAGTGCGCCATGCACGATTCATTGGGTCATTTAACCAAGCAGCAAAACGCTTGTCATCCAGAACAGCATAGCCACGCATAATTCCAGCTTTGTTCAAGTCATCAATGACTGTCAAAGGAATAGATGCAACCTTGTTACCAAACAATTGGTCAGACCATCTTGCTCTCTCGTCATACGAGTTATATTCTTTTTTATTCTGCTCAACAATGTCAGTAACGTCCTGACGAGTTTGAATAACGATACCGCCCTCACCATCGGCA